GATATGGGTCTAGGGAAAACAGTATCAACACTTACAGCATTTAGTGAATTGCAGTTGTTAGACACTAAAAAAATGTTAGTTATAGCACCTAAACAAGTTGCTAAAGATACATGGGTTGATGAAGTTGATAAGTGGAACCATTTAAATCATCTGAAAGTGTCTTTAGTTTTAGGAACACCTAAAGAAAGAAATGATGCATTAAACACAGAGGCTGATATCTATGTAACCAATAAAGAAAATACTAAATGGTTATGTGATCAATATAAAAAAGAATGGCCATTTGACATGGTTGTGATTGATGAACTGTCTACATTTAAAAGTCCTAAGAGTCAAAGGTTTAAATCTATTAAAAAGAAATTACCACTCATTAATAGATTTATAGGATTAACAGGAACACCTAGTCCAAATAGTTTACAGGATTTATGGGCTCAAGTTTATTTGATAGACAGAGGTGAAAGACTTGAGTCTTCATTCAGTCGTTATCGAGAAAGGTACTTTAAACCAACTCATCAAGTTAGCGAACATATTTTTAAGTGGGAGCTAAGAGACGGATCTGAAGAAAAGATATATAAACAAATAGAAGATATATGTTTAAGCATGAAAGCGAAAGATTATCTGGATATGCCTGACAGAGTTGATACTAAACAAACAGTAGTCTTATCAGAAAAAGAAAGAAAAGTATATGAAGAATTAGAAAAAAACTATATTTTAGAATCGGAAGAAGAAGGAACAGTTGTAGCTCAAAATGGGGCATCATTAAGTCAGAAACTACTTCAACTATCTAACGGCGCAGTTTATACAGATGAGGAAGATGTAAGACTTATACATGATAAGAAGTTAGATAAGTTAGAGGAAATTATAGAGGAGTCTCAAGGCCAACCAATACTATTGTTTTATAACTTCAAACACGATAAAGAAAGAATACTTCAAAGGTTTAAGGAAGCAACCACATTAGAGGATTCAAACTATAAAGAACGTTGGAACAGTGGAGACATTAAGTTGCTTATAGCACATCCAGCAAGTGCAGGACATGGATTAAACTTACAACAAGGTGGGCACATTATTGTTTGGTTTGGACTTACATGGTCCTTGGAATTATACCAACAAGCAAATGCAAGATTATATAGACAAGGACAAAATCATACGACTATTATTCATCACATCATGACCGATAACACAATAGATCAAAGAGTATATAAAGCTTTACAAAATAAAGAACTAACGCAAGAAGAATTGATGAAAGCTATTAAAGCAAGAATAGCTAAGCATAAGTAATGGAGGTATAAGATGGGAAAGGCATCATATGATATTAAGCCAGGAACATTTAAATATATTGAATCAGAAATATATAATTTAAATGAGAACAAGAAAGAGATAAATAGATTGAGAATGGAGATACTTAACCCAACGAAAGAACTAGACACCAATATTGTATATGGACCATTACAAAAAGGCGAACCAGTTAGAACAACTGAACTAATGGCAACAAGGTTATTGACTAATAAGATGTTACGAAACCTAGAAGAAATGGTCGAAGCAGTTGAAAGTGAATACTTAAAGTTACCTGAAGATCATAAGAAAGTAATAAGGTTAAAGTATTGGAATAGAGATAAGAAGCTAAAGATAGAGCAAATAGGAGATGCATGTCACATGCATCGTAATACAGTTACTACAGTACGAAAGAACTTTGTTAAAGCGGTAGCGTATCATGCGGGTATCAAATAACATTGTGCAAAGATTGTGCAAAAGGCCTACAAATCTGTAGTAATATGATAGTATCGGAAAGATGTATAAAGTTATCTAAAAGTTATACGACATAAGTAAACGAGGCACATCGCTATGCGGTGTGTCTTTTGTTATGCAATCAAAGAGGTGTAAGAGTTGACCAAGCGTAATAACATTTATAAGCATGGTCGTAAGTCATATCAATACGATTGGTTCTATCATTCAAAAGCATGGAAGAAGTTAAGAGAGATAGCATTAGATAGAGATAATTATCTTTGTCAAATGTGTTTACGCGAAGATATTGTAACAGATGCAAACATTGTACATCACATTATTTATATTGATGAAGATTTTAACAAAGCTTTAGACTTAGATAATCTAATGTCAGTTTGTTATAGCTGTCATAACAAAATTCATGCAAATGATAATGACAAAAGTAATATTAAGAGAATTAGAGTTCTAAAAATTTAAACAAAAAAATTATTTAAATAAAATTTTATAGCCCCCTGCCCATCGGCTTAAAATGTTTTTTCGCCGGGTACCGGCGGGGGCCCTTCGCTTGCAACGCGGATAAACTTTTATGAAAGGGGGTCTTTATATGAAATTAACAAAAAAACAGCTGAAAGAATATATAGAGGATTATAAAAAATCTGATGACATATTAATTAATTTGTATATAGAAACGTATGAATTTTATTGTCGGTTAAGAGATGAACTTAAAAATAGTGATTTGATGATAGAGCATACAAACAAGGCTGGTGCGAGCAATATTGTTAAGAATCCATTAAGCATAGAACTGACAAAAACAGTTCAAACACTAAATAACTTACTCAAGTCTATGGGTTTAACTGCAGCACAAAGAAAAAAGATAGTTCAAGAAGAAGGTGGATTCGGTGACTATTAAAGTTTTAAATGAACCTTCACCAAAACTATTAACAACATGGTATGCAGAGCAAGTCACTCAAGGGAAAATAAAAACAAGCAAATATGTTAAAAAAGAATGTGAGAGACACCTTAGATATCTAGAAAATGGAGGTAAATGGGTATTTGATGAAGAATTAGCGCACCGTCCTATTCGATTCATAGAAAAGTTTTGTAAACCTTCCAAAGGATCTAAACGTCAACTTGTATTACAGCCATGGCAACATTTTATTATTGGCAGTTTGTTTGGTTGGGTTCATAAAGAAACAAAACTGCGCAGGTTTAAAGAAGCTTTGATATTTATGGGGCGAAAAAATGGTAAAACAACCACTATTTCTGGGGTTGCTAACTATGCTGTATCACAAGATGGAGAAAATGGTGCAGAAATTCATTTGTTAGCAAACGTAATGAAACAAGCTAGGATTCTATTTGATGAATCTAAGGCGATGATTAAAGCTAGCCCAAAGCTTGATAAAAATTTCAGAACATTAAGAGATGAAATCCATTATGACGCAACGATATCAAAAATTATGCCCCAAGCATCAGATAGCGATAAGTTAGATGGATTGAATACACACATGGGGATTTTTGATGAAATTCATGAATTTAAAGACTATAAATTGATTTCAGTTATAAAAAACTCAAGAGCTGCAAGGTTACAACCTCTTCTCATCTACATTACGACAGCAGGGTATCAATTAGATGGTCCACTTGTTGATATGGTAGAAGCGGGAAGAGACACCTTAGATCAAATCATAGAAGACGAAAGAACTTTTTATTATTTAGCATCTTTGGATGATGACGATGATATTAATGATTCGTCGAACTGGATAAAAGCAAATCCCAACTTAGGTGTCTCTATAAATTTAGATGAGATGAAAGAAGAGTGGGAAAAAGCTAAGAGAACACCAGCTGAACGTGGAGATTTTATAACAAAAAGATTTAATATATTTGCTAATAACGACGAAATGAGCTTCATTGATTATCCAACGCTTCAAAAAAATAATGACATTATTTCCTTAGATGAGCTGGAAGGAAGACCTTGTACGATTGGTTACGATTTATCAGAGACAGAAGATTTTACAGCCGCATGTGCAACATTTGCGTTAGATAATGGTAAAGTTGCTGTCTTAACACATTCATGGATTCCTAAGCATAAGGTAGAGTACTCAAATGAAAAAATACCATATAGAGAATGGGAAGAAGATGGCTTACTAACTATTCAAGATAAACCGTATATTGATTATCAGGATGTCTTTAATTGGATAATAAAGATGAATGAGCATTATGTTGTAGAAAAAATTACTTATGATAGAGCCAATGCTTTCAAACTAAATCAAGAGTTAAAAAATTATGGATTTGAAACAGAAGAAACAAGACAAGGGGCTTTGACTTTAAGTCCAGCACTGAAAGATCTAAAAGAGATGTTTTTAGACGGCAAAATAATATTTAATAACAATCCTTTAATGAAATGGTATATCAATAATGTTCAGTTAAAACTGGACAGAAATGGAAACTGGTTACCTTCAAAACAAAGTAGGTATCGTAAAATAGATGGATTCGCAGCATTTTTAAACACATACACAGACATTATGAATAAAGTTGTTTCTGATAGTGGTGAAGGAAACATAGAGTTTATTAGTATTAAAGACATAATGCGTTAAGGAGGTGAATGTTATCGCAAAAGAGAATATTATCACACGCATAAAGAAAAAATTGATAGACAATTGGATTGATCAGTCAACTTCTAAGCTTTATGACTTTAGCCCATGGAAAAATAAATCTTTTTGGGGTGTAATTAATAATACGCTTGAAACTAATGAAACGATATTTTCAGCTATTACAAAGTTATCTAATTCGATGGCTAGTTTGCCCTTGAAAATGTATGAAGATTATAAAGTAGTTAATACAGAAGTATCTGATTTACTTACAGTGTCACCAAATAATTCTCTAAGTAGTTTTGATTTTATTAATCAAATTGAAACAATTAGAAATGAAAAAGGTAATGCATATGTATTAATAGAACGAGATATCTATCACCAACCTGCAAAGCTTTTCTTATTAAATCCAGATGTTGTTGAGATGCTGATTGAAAACAAATCACGTGAGCTTTACTATTCAATTCATGCTGCGACCGGTAACAAACTAATTGTTCATAACATGGATGTGCTCCATTTCAAACACATTGTAGCATCTAATATGGTTCAAGGTATTAGTCCGATTGATGTGTTAAAAAATACAACTGAATTTGATAATGCAGTAAGAAGCTTTAACCTGACAGAAATGCAAAAGCCAGATTCATTCATGCTTAAATACGGTTCCAATGTAAATACAGAAAAAAGGCAACAAGTATTAGAAGATTTTAAACAATACTACAAAGAAAATGGTGGAGTTTTATTTCAAGAGCCGGGCGTTGAAATCGAACCGCTACCTAAAAAATATGTCTCTGAAGATATAGTAGCAAGCGAGAATTTAACAAGAGAAAGGGTTGCTAATGTTTTTCAAATACCTTCAGTATTTTTAAATGCAAAATCAAATACAAATTTCACGAAAAATGAAGAGTTAAATCGGTACTATTTGCAACATACCTTATTGCCGATTATCAAACAGTACGAAGAAGAATTTAATCGGAAACTACTTACTAAAACAGACAGAGAAAAAAATAGGTATTTTAAATTTAACGTTAAATCTTATTTAAGGGCTGATAG